GTCGCTTATACTGGCGACTGGCTTTTCCTGTCTGGGTTGCGCACATGACAACGACCCCACCCCCGTATGCTGACCCCCTTTCCGCCGACGGCGGTGAAGTTCGCTTTGACCCATTTGGGGAAATAGGTAATACCGGCCTCAAGGCATACGGCGGGTATGTTCGGGAAGAGTTTCTCCTGTCACTGCTGGGCCGCAACGCCGCCCGCGTCTATCGTGAGATGGGAGACAACGACTCGTCAGTTGGCGCGCTTCTGTTCGTCGTCCAGCAGATCATTAAGAAGGTTGAATGGCAGGTACAGGCCGCAGAGGATGCACCTGCTGGTGCTGAAGAGGGTAAGCTGTTTGCTGAGTCCCTTATGGACGATATGGGGCTGCCCTGGAGCGATGTCGTATCTGAAGCGGCGTCTATGGTGCAGTACGGGTTCTCGGTGCATGAGATCGTCTATAAGAAACGCAACGGATGCACGGACGACACCACGCAGGCGAGCAGCAAGTATGACGACGGAAAGATCGGCGTCGAGAAGCTGAGCGGGCGCGGGCAGGACACAGTTATCGCATGGGTGTTCGGCCCGAACGGATCAATCAACGGTGTCCGTCAACAGCCATGGAATGGCCCTATCGTCACTATTCCAGCAGAGAAATTTTTGTTGTTCCGCACTACGGCATACAAGAACCCAGAGGGCAGGTCTATCCTCCGCAACGCTTATCGGTCGTGGTATTTCTTGAAGCGCATTCAAGAGATTGAGGCAATTGGTATCGAGCGCGATCTTGCGGGGCTTCCGGTCATTACCGTACCGTCGAAGATTTTGCAGGCGGCGTCTGAGGCTACCGATCCGAAGGCGCGCGCCCGTGCGGCTGCCACTGTGCAAGCGTACAAGAACCTTGTGACGAACATACGGCGGGATGAGCAGGAGGGCGTCGTTCTCCCGTCCGATACGTATGATGGGACGTCAAACCTGATGTACGAATTGAAGCTTCTTAACTCTGGCGGCAGTAGAAGCTTTAATACATCGACTATCGTCGAGCGTTATTCCACCGGCATTGCGCAGACCGCGCTTGCTGACTTTATCATGCTCGGCCACGGTGGGGCAAAGGGGTCGCAGGCGCTTGGTGTGTCCAAGATGGATATGTTCATGTCTGCGGTGCAGTCATTTGTTGATAGCATCTGCGACGTGCTGAACTCGCACCTATTGCCGCGCGTGTGGAAGCTGAACGGTATGGACTACAAGGCAATGCCGAAGTTTACGGCAAGCCTAGCGCAGCACATGAACTTGACGGAACAGGCACAGTTCGTCGCGGTTATGGCACAGGCAGGTATGCCGCTCTTCCCGGATGAGGCTCTTGAAAACTTCTTCCGTGAGAAGGCAGGCTTCCCTCCACGGCCAGAGGGCGGTGTGCCAAATCAAGACCAGATGAACAGTCTTATGGACCAGCTTGGGTTGGGGGCAAGTGCTGCACCTCCTGCTGCTGACGGTGTGGCGGGGAAGAAACTGGGCATAGGGGATCCAAAGGTCAAGGTTAGTGCGAATATGCCCGCCATGAACGCGTTATCGGGCGGCGAGTGATGCTTGTTGATAACCTTGCCCGAGACATCGGCAATACGTTGATTTGGCTCCGTCGCGAGGCGAAGCAATCTGGCGTCGGTATTGTCAAAGGGCAGCAGTTCGTCGCACACCTCATAGACGCACTGCACCCGTTGAAGCTCATCTACGTGGCCTCCGCCAAACGCACAGCAGAAAAGGGCATACCGGTCGGTGCCGCGAGGAAGAAACTGTTGCGAACGCCCGTTTTCAAGGCGCGCATTCGTAAAGACAGCACGATTGACATTTCATTCGATGAGTCTGACCCGCGCGTGGTGCAGAACCTCGACACGTACAATCTCAAACTCATTCGATATATCACGGGTGACACTGAACAAGCAATTCACGACATCGTAAGTAGCAAGATGGGGCAGGGGCTGCCACCGGCAGTGATGGCACGGGATATCAAGGACGTTGTTGGACTGACACCGTACCAAGCGAATGCTGTGTTGAACTATCGCAAGGCGTTGCAAGATAACAACACCCGTGCGCTTTCGCTCAAACTGCGTGACAAGCGGTTCGACACTGCGGTTGAGAGCGCGATTGACACAGGCGAGCCACTTGGGGACGAAAAGATCGACAAGCTGGTTGACAACTATGCGGAACGCTATCTGCGGTTTCGCGCCACCACGATTGCACGCACGGAGTCTTTGCGTGCTGCCAACGAGGGCCAGCGCGTTGTCTATGACCAAGCAGTTGACGACGGAATTCTGAAAAAGAACTCCGTCAAACGCTTCTGGATCAATACTGGTGACCACCGTGTTCGTTCGTCACACCTTGAAATTCCGTTGCTCAATCCCGATGGCGTGGGGTATGATGAGCCTTTCCAACTCCCGGACGGCGGGACTATCATGGGTCCACATGACCCTGATGCGGATGCGGCAGAGGTTATCAACTGCCGCTGTACCCTTGGCTATAGGATGATGAGTGATGACGGAACAGACGCAGGAACAGACGACGGAGACGCAGAGTATTCCGATGCAGGTGCTTGAGCTTATCGGCATCATCGTCCAGGGGGCGATGCACGCCTTTGCGTGGGCCTTTGGCGATGTCTCCGAACCGACGTGGGGCGATGCGACAGACTCACAGAAGGGCTGGACTCTTGGCATCATCAACTTCGTGCTGCTGAACGACAGCGTGTCGGCCAAGCAGTTGCACGATCAAATCTTCGCCAGCTTGAAAGCTTCTGGCTGGACGCACGGTGATAAAACTTCACGCGAGCAGTTGCGTCATGCCCTCTGCATTGCTTGGGAAGAACTGCCCATTCACCTTCGGGCGCGTGAACATGTTCTGATTGCGTTGATCCGTTCGGCGGCGGAGTCCGTTCGGCAGTTCCCCGATATGGGTGGGGTACCCCAGCTCGGTGTGTCGATGACATTGCCGGAAATTCTGGCGATTAACGGAATGGAGTTGGAACCCGGTGGCCTGTTTCGGTTGAGTGACGACGGTATGACGATTGTTCCGTTTACCGTAACGGAGAAACCGGCGAAGCCCTTGGGGTTGCGTGACCGGCTGAAGGGGGCAAAGGACGCCGCCACGGACCCTATCCTGCCTGTGCCGCCGTTGCAGGATGCGGATGATAAGCCCGCCACCTAACCGGCCTCACAACTGACGCATTGCCTTTGTGCCGCCCGATTGATATACTCGGGCGGCACAATCTATTTTGGGGTCCGCTATGCCACACCCTTTAGACTTTGACAAGCTTTGGGATGAAGGTAAATACCCCCGCAGCCGTGGCTCTTTCTCACAGAAAGAGGGAGCGGGTGCATCTGAGAAAGCGCCCGCTTCGTCTGGTGTGCCTAAGAAACCCGCTGACGATAGCGAAGACGATAGCACGGGGTCGGATAGCGAAGACAAGTCCCGCAGTTCCGACAGCAGTTCTGCCTCATCGTCCACTTCTTCGTCTTCGTTTGCTTCACAGCAAAGCAATAGTTCTGCCCCCAGTGGCGAGGATGGTGCAGGCGGGGGCATGAGCCGACAGTCTTCCGCAAAGGCCGCGCACGTAGCCAATGCCGCTGCGAAGAAAGAAAAGAAATCTGTTGCGTCGGCAAAGCCAGATACCGCCCCGGCTGCGTCGATTGCCAGCGATCGGGCGAAGCAGATTGCCGACATGTTGCTTGGCAATCCCAACCTTAACGCAGGGGAACAGCAACAGGCGGCGAAAGACTACGCCGTTGCGCAAGGCTGGGGGCAGGCAGATACGGTGTCGCCCATTACGAAGGCGTTGCTTGGGCTTGTGCGAAAGGACTTCGACGAGTCCAAACACCCTCGCGCCAGCAATGGCCGTTGGGGTGCAGGCAGCGGCACAGCATCCGCCAGTCACACCCCCCACGGCACGAAAGAGGGCGAGCTTAACGCGGGTATCGTTGGGGGTGCCCTGGGCGGCACGATCCTAGGGGGGCTGGCAGGGCTTGCCACTATCCCCGGTGGCCCGGTGGCCTCTATCGGCGTAGGGCTGGCAGCAAGCGCCGCAGGCGATTATGCGGGGCGGCAGGTTGCCCAAGGGCTATACCGCGCGGTCCATTCGGATAGCCTAAAGGAAGCCCTGCACCGTGGGCTGGACCTTAAGTCTGCCCATTCCAGTGCAAAGGAAGAAGCAGTCAGTGGTGCTGTCTCCATGGCCGCAGGGCTAGCGCTAGACGCAACACTTGGCTTTGGTCGTACCCGATTGTTGCGGGCATGGGCGGCGCATGCTGCCAAGCGCGCAACGGCACGCGGGGCCGCATATGCTGGTGGTGAATATGCTGGCCGTCAACTTATTCCATACATTAAGTTACACACACGAACGGGGGCCTATGATGCTTTCAACATACAAACCAATTTCACCGCCGACATCGTTCAAGCGCCCGTCTCGGAATACTTTTCTTCTGCTATCCCTTTTGGTGTTGGCGATAACCAGGGTTCGCCTCCTGCTGTAGAGGGAGACGAGTTCACAGTACATGCCGTTATCTGCAAGATTGACGAAGATCAGCGTATCGTCTATGGGTGGGCATCCGTCAATAAGGAGGGCGGAAATCTCGTTACCGACTGGCAGGGGGACCAGATTGACACCAAGGATTTAGTGGACGCCGCCCACGATTTCATGCTGAATAGCCGCACTGGCGGGGACATGCACAACCGCATTGGAACGGGCGAGGTTGTGGAGTCTTTGGTCATGACCCCCGAAGTACAGAAGGCATTAGGCATTGACCTTGGAAAAGAGGGCTGGTTCATCGGAATGAAAATCCATGATGATAATGCCTGGGGCCGCGTGCGGAGCGGCGAGCTGAAGGAATTCAGCATCGGTGGTAATGGCTACAGGGAGCCGGTGTGATGGCTGAGCAGCAGAAGAATAAACTCCGCAAGATGAAGATCAAAGAGATCAGTCTTGTGGACCGTGGAGCTGGAAGAGGCTGCCAAGTGTTGCTCGCTAAGCGAATGACTCAGGAAGATATCGAGAAGGCTAATCCGTACCATGACGAGCAGGGCCGGTTTACCATGTCGGGCAACGCTGCCTATACCCGTCTGAGCGAACTTTCCTCAAACGGTGAGAAGCAGTACAAGACGAAGTCCGGTGAGACTATCACGCATTCTGAAATGCAGGAACGGACGGGTACAGCTGGTGTCGGATCATCAAAATCAGGCTCAGCCCGTACCCGTACTGGTGGTTCAACAGCATCTTCCGCAGAGCGTCAGAATACCGAAGCCTTCATCGCAGGCAAGAAGACCTTGTCGCAGGCGGTCATGGGGGCTTTGCGCGCCAAGGCGGCAAGCGCGGGTGCGATTATCCTGTCCGCGCGCCCGGTTATCCAGCTTACGGATAACGGTTTCATCGGCCAAGTGCATGTGAAGACCAAATCCGGTAGCCACGTCGTGTGGAGCAAGCAGTACACGGAAGGTAGCATCAGCTCGCGGCCCAAGGTCTACAAGGCGTACAAAACCTATCGCCGGTATCGTGAGCTTGGTGGCACGGTTGGGGCACCGAAAGCAAACGCATCGGGTGCAACGTTTACGTATAAGAAGCGTCGTGCGGAAACTGTGTTGGGCAATGCGTGGGCCGCTGAAATCCTGAAAACGTTCGATGAAAGTAAGCACCCGCGAGGCCATGGGGGAAAGTTTACGGCGGGTGATAAAGCGAACGTTGCTACGAATGGCGTTTCTGGGGCCTTCGTCGGGGGCGCTTTGGGTGGTGCCGTTGGGGGGCTTGCCGGACGGGCCGTCGGGGGTATTGGGCGGGCTGGAAAAAAAGCAGAGTCAGCCGCAAGGAATGCGTTTAGCGCCGCCTATGACGAGGCACTAAAGGGCGGTTCATCGACGGCTAAGGCACGGGAATACGCCAATTCTGCCCGCCGCAAGATCATGGAAGAGGCCGCAGCGCGTGGGGGCGATATGAAAGAAGCTGCTGTTTCTGCTGATGCCTGGGCGAAGAAAGTCTATGACAAGCATTCCACAAAAGAGGCAAAAGATACGTCGCAAGCCCGGCTTAAACGCGCGAAGCAGGCCGGTGAAACGGCGTACAAACAGACACTGTCACGTCAGAAGTGGGCTACGGCAGTTTTGGGCCGTAAGATCGGGGGGGCTATCGGTAGTGTAGCACTTGGTTCCCTCGCGGCATATTCGTCTTACAAGGAAATAAAGGCAGATAAAGCGGCAAAGGCTGCCAAACGTGCCGCCGCACGCCAGCGTGTAAGCAAAGGCGGTCCCGGTTCCGGCCCCCGCGAAGGCCAGCCGCACCCCCACGTCGGTCATGACAAAGCCGAAGAAACCCCACGTATGTCTGAGGTCCGTGCCCAAATCCGCGCCGCCGCCAATCATGTCCGCCCTGCCCCTGGCGAAGGAAAAGCGGCGTGGCTTGGGCGCGTCGGGGGCCGTATTGCCGGTGAAGCCGGTGCGGTTATCGTCAACTATGCGGCATCACTCGGTGGTGCAGTAGATCTTCCGCCGGAAGCTGGTATCCTTGCGCAAGAAGCAGGCCGCATGATTGGAACAAAGGCGGATGCGATTGTTGCACGGATGCGCGGGGCTATCAAAAAAGCGGAAACTTTTACGCCGGACCAGATAAAAGCACTGGAAGATTTTGTTAGCGCGTTGTATGATAGCCTTACTTCAAATCAGAAGCCCTTAGACGCTTAGGCATGTGAAGCGCAGGAGGCGGGGAACCAGGATGACGAACCCGAAACCGAAAACGACTGCCGATGATGGCCCCGATGATGAAACTGGCGAGGGCGAGCCGGACGGCGATGAAAACCCCTCGTCCGAGTTCGAGTCTGGCGTCGGTAACGCTGCCCATGGGTTTCTGAAGGCCCTCGAGGGCCTCGACAAAGAAGGTGGCCCCGATACCGACCAGGAAGTCCAGAAGGCGTTCACTGCATTCTTGGACGACGTTCTGGAATTCGGGCATGAGTCCATCGAAAAGGCCCTGGTGATCGGTGTCACCCTGGGTTCAGAACACGCCGCTGACGGCGATATCAACAAAGGAGCGGGCGTGATGACAGAAGACGTGAAGAAAAGTTTGGATGCGCTGACCGGCGTCATCAAGTCGCTGTTGCCCCAGGCGCAGTCGGCACATTTCAGCTCCCTTGCCAGTGAGGCTGATAAGCTGGCCTTCGTCAGCAAGTCGTTTGCCGAGCGCGAAGCACTTGTGACCGAGATCTCCAAGGCTGGTCTGCCGGAAAGCGTGCTGAAACAGCTTACCGAAGCGGAAGACTTGAAGAAACGCTTCGACGCCATGGAGCAGACTGCCCTGGCCGAAACCTTCGCCAAACGCGCCGCGCCTCTGGGCGTCGATGGTGCCCTGCTGCTGGACATTCACAAGGCGAACCCCGAACTGGTCGCTCGCGTGGAAACGGTTCTGAAAGCCAAGGCCGAACAAATCCGCAAGGGTGGCCTGTTCTCTGAGATCGGTTCGTCCCAGAGCGACCCGAACGGAACCGATGCCGAGTCGGTTCTCAAGGCCAAGGCGGCGGAAATCATCGCCAAGAACCCGATGATCTCTTACGCCAAAGCCTACGGCATGGCCCTGGATCAGAACCCCAACCTGTACGCGGAAACCCGCGTTACCAAACGCCTGTAAGGGGAGTACGCCGTTATGGCATTTGAAGCAATTCTTCGATCTCTGACGTTGCCCGCTTCGGGTGATTTGTCGACCAAGCAATACCTTTTCGTCATGCTGAACGGCAGTGGCCAGATTGCCACTGCCGTTGCGGGTTCCGCCGCTACTGGCGTGTTGCAGGACAAGCCCAACGTCGCCGGCCATGGGGGCAACGTTGCTGTTGGCGGCGTCAGCAAGATTTACGCGGGCGGCACGATCACGGCGGGCAACCGCGTGTCGTCTGATGCCAACGGTGCGGCCATTGCTTCGACGGCGGCCAGCGGCTCCCAGCTTGGGCAGGCGCTGACCTCCGGCGTTGCGGGCGATCTGATTTCCGTGCTGCTGCTCCCGGCCGACGCCGGTGCGGTTGGCGGTTCCGACTACCACCTGCTGGTCGCCGGTGCGGCGGCGGGTAACGTCACTGTAACAGGCATTGCTACCACCGATCAGTTACAGGAAGTCCTGTACTTCGTCGGCGCGGGCACGGCAGTTACGGATATCACCGATCTGACCTCGC